TCGCGCCCATTAAATTGGGTGCGACACACTAAGCAATCGAGGGTTTTGAAATGGTAAAGATCACAAGCGCAGACGTCTGTGAAACTATCGTAATCGACACGAAAAACGGGCCGGTTGAAATCAACAAGAGCGACTTTGACGCGGCGGTGCACACGCCTTACGGCGTCAAGGCGCGGCCTCATGGGCGCAAGAAAACGAGTGCAAAATAATGGCAAAGCCGTTTTTCCGATTCGCTGATACGGTTGGGGATGAGACCGGAAGCGCTGACGCGGCGGTAAACGGTGCCGTTACGCCGCAGAATTTTTACCTGAAATGCCTGTCAGGACAGAAAGGTTTGACCGTCCATCGGTTGCTTGCCTATATCCGTGACACTGGCTCATTTGACGCCGGTGCCTACGGGAACGGCATTACCATGGCGAACGGCATAGAAATCGCGCTTGTTGGGAGCGATGGCGCTATCAAGATTGATTTGCTGGACGGCATTCCGATCAAATCCTCTGGCGATTGGGCGCGGCAATGCTTTGACATTGATCACCAATCGTTCGGGCAGGGTGATGACTTTATGACTGTTCGTTGGACGTTCACGAAAACGGGAATGCCGTTGTCAGTTGGGCCGTTAGAGTCGATTAGGGTGACGATTAATGACGATTTGACTGACCTTGTGGAACATAAATTTCAGTTTCAGGGATTGGTGAACGAATGACACTGACCACGACCATAGGCAGCGCGTCAACAGACAGCTACATCACGCTGCTGGAGTGGCAGGCGTATTGGACCGCGCGTGGCGTTGATCTCACAGCGCACGGCCATGACGAAAGTCACGAAGCCAACTTGCGCCGCGCATGTGACGTGCTGAACCGGCGCTATTCGTGGAAGGGGACGCGGCAGTATCAGACACAGGCGCAGGCATGGCCGCGCTTGGATGTTGGCTATATTGACGGCTGGTCGATTGACGCAGACACGATCCCGCAGGGCATTAAGGACGCACAAGCAGAGCTTGCATATATCATCCACGAGGGCGGCGATCCCTTGGCCACTGTTGATGGCGTCGTGTCCGCATCACGGTCCAAGGTCGGCCCGATTGAAGAGGATTTGACATACATCGGTGGCAAGGGTCTGCCGAAATACACCGCAGCCGAAAAACTGATCGGGGCATATTTGATTGGCGGGGGCGGGAATAATGTCCGCCTGATGCGCGCATGACTGCGTTTGATTACACGCTTACAGCGGCGCTTGCTGACCGGCTTATTGAACGGTTTGGCCAATCAATGACGCTGACGCAAACAGTCGTTTCAGGCGGGGGACCGGCAAGCAAAACAAGCGGCACGTCGGTGGGGACTGACACGACCGTGAAAGCCGTTCCGTTGCCGATTGAAGCGGCAATGATCGGTCGCGATATTCCCGGTGGCGCTATCAAATCAACAGATGCGATGATCTATATTGCTCCGGCTGCGGCTGTGACGCCCGCGAATGGCGACACCATTACGGATGGCGTGGATACATGGAACATTCTGCGGGTGAACGTGCTGCGTCCTGGCGGCGTTGTCGCGCTTTACGATTGCGTGGGGCGTAAATAATGGGAAGCTTCGCGGTTCAGGTTAAAGCGTTTGCCGAGAAAACCAAGGGCAATGCGGACCTTATCATTCGCAAGGCTTCGCTTGATGTGTTCTCGAATGTGGTGCTGAAAACCCCGGTCGATAAAGGTCGGGCGCGTGGCAATTGGCAACCGTCAATCGGCGGCGTCATGGGCGGGACAGTTGAGCAACTCGATCCATCCGGGGCCGCGACTATTGCCAGCATCCAAGCGATGACCGCGCAATTTGGCATAGGCGAGGTGATGTACCTTGCCAACAACCTGCCCTACATCAAGCGTCTTGAGGAAGGATACTCACAGCAAGCGCCTGCCGGTATGGTGGCGTTGACCGTTCAGAGCTTTCAGCGCGCCATTGACGCGGCTGTTGCGGAGGTTGCTGACTGATGGCTATTGAGGCTGACATTCAAGTCGCCCTGATGGGCCAGGTTGCAACGCTCAGTGTGACGCCATCGCTGACGGTTGTTTACCGTGAACAGCGCGGTGAATTGCCCAACGGGCCGTATGTGCTTGTTGACTCCCTGTGGAACGAATCCGCCCGCAAGGCGTTGGATGACGTTGGGCAGGACTACATGGGCATTTTGACACTTGGTGTTGCGCGGCCTATAGGCGAATATGAGGCGGCATACCGCGAGACAGCCGGGCAGGTCGCAGCGCATTTTGTCGGGCAGGTCTTGACGAGCGGCCTTGCCACGGTTGTTATTGACCGCGTAACGGTTGGCAGCGGATCCGCTGACGGCGAACATTGGCGGATTCCAGTTCGAGTGAATTGGCGCGCATAGAAAAGGAAACGACATGTCGAACAACACAGATCTGATGAAAACGCTGTTCATCGCCACGGGCTTGCCAGCGACCTACGATGAAACCGGTTATGAGGCGCTGACCTGGGCGCAGGTCAAGGGCGTCGTGGATATTGGCGAGATTGGCGGCGGTCATGCCACCATTGAAGTGCCGGACCTTGAGACGGGCCGCAATCTGAGCAAGAAAGGCGCTGTCACTGGCTCTTCGGTCCCGGTCACCATGCGGGAAATCGCCGCTGATGCCGGGCAGGTTGCACTAAAGGCCGCTTGCCAATCTATGGCCGCTGTTGATGACGAATATTCGTTCTATACGGTGGACGTTGCTGGCGTCAAAGAATTCTGGGCCGGGACGCCGCATTCGTGGAAGCGTCGCGCGTCGTCGATGACCAGTTACGCGGGCTTCACATGCACTATTGAAATGGACACTGAAACCGTGGCTGGCACCTGATGGATTTCAGCGACTTTGATAGCCGGGGCGCTTCTGATGAGGGGCGTCCCTACCACCTTTTGCATCCGGTGACGGGCGTTCCGATGATGGACGGCGATACGCCATGCATCGTTATGGTGCGCGGTGTTGAGGGCCGAGATACGCAAGAGGCCTTGCGCAAGATCGAATCTGCGCGGGTCAAGGACGAAAAGCCAGACGTTGACGAATTGGACGCGCGCATCAAAGCTAGCGCTGCGGTGCTCCTAGTCGGGTTCAAGAGCGGGATCCACCGGGGCAGCAAGCCCGCCAAGGTGCCTGCCGATGTTGATTGGTTCCTTGACTTGAACCGCATCAACATGAACCTTCCGGGCAAAAGCTTTGCTGAACAGATCGCCAAGGCGGCGGCTGATCGGGGAATGTATCTGGGAAACGTATCAGCCGACTGACGCTTGCCGCTGAACAGTTGGGATGGCTACACGCGGCGGTCGGTGATGATGGCGAAACATGGGCGCAACGGTTCGCCAAAGCGGGCCGCGATGTTCCCATGCCAGAGGTTGACGTTGGCCGATACTTGTTGGACGCCATGTTTGATCTTGGCCCGGTGCGAGTTACTGGCATGGGTGGCTTTCGGGCGGCGGATTGGCCCGAGGTTGCCGCATTCGCACAGGCTACGGCACGCATTGCGGAGCCGTGGGAAATGTCGGCAATCCGGCGCATGTGTGAGGCATACGCGCGCGGCTTGTCAGTTGGCGGCGATGCCCTTAGTATTCAGCCAATGGAACGTGAGGCCAGCGAATGACAGATTTTGCACAACTTGTCGTAGCGGTTGACGCCACAGGTGCAGACCGAGGCAGCGCCTCGCTTGATCGCTTGGCAGTCACGGCTGAACGAACGGAACAGCGCGGCGGGCGGGCCATGCGCCACTTGTCTCGGGATATGCGGGCAGCGGGGAATGCGGCCAGGCCCGCATCTATGGGCCTCCGAAACCTAGGCTTGCAGCTTGGTCAGGTCACGCAACAAGGGTCAGTGACAGGCAACTATTTGCAAGCGCTGGCCATTCAGATGCCCGACATTCTCATGTCGTTTGGCATGTGGGGGATCGGCCTTGGCGTTGTCGCTGGTGCGCTGACGGGTGTTGCCTCCAGCATGGGGTTATTTAGTAGTTCCTCTGATGAGGCTGGGGATGCGCTTGACGAGCTTGAGGTTAGGATTCGTGACGTCCGCACGGAAATTGAGGGGCTTTCTTCGGGGAACCTCTTTGACACCTTCGGGGAATTCACGGCTGACGTGCAGGCTCTTGCCCGTAGCGGACTTGAAATAAGTTTGCGAGCGCAAGCGGACGCGGCGCGGGATTTGTCGGACGCCTTGGCCTACCAGTATTCACAAGGCGCTTTCTCGGGCAGCCGGAGAGAGCAGCTCCATAGGGAATTCGGGCTTAATGCAGAACTTATCCAGCAAATCACAAACGCACTTGATGCGATTGATTCGTCAGGCTCGATAGAAAGTCAGGTTGACGCCGCGTCGAACCTTCGGGAGACCCTCCTTTACGCGTTCGGCTCTATTGAGGATATGAGCGAAGAACAGCTAGCCCTTTATTCCATCACGCAGGACACAGAAGATGCTTGGCGGCGGGTTGGCGATGCCGTTAATGATGCGACAGACGCAACTAGCGCAATGGCAGATGAATCGGCCCGCGCCTTAAGGAATTTGTCTGCGTCATTCCGCGCGCAAAATGCCACAGGCGGCGGAGGTCGCGGCTCCGGGTCTGAATATTATGGCGCTGGCGGCGGTGAATTCAATTACACAGGCCCCAGGCTCGTTCAAGACGCTGATGGGAATTGGGTCCCGCAGCAGCGCCGCACCGGTGGCGGGGGCATGTCTGACGCCCAGCGCAGGCAAAATGAGGCCATGCGGGAAGCGCAAAGGATTTATGATGCGACACGCACAAGCGCAGAGGCATACGCGACAGAACTTGCAGACCTCAATGAACTTTTGGCGATGGGGTATCTTGATGCGGACACGCACGCGCGGGCGGTCGCGGCTCTAGCTGACGAATACAGCGGCGCGGCTGATGCCCTTGACGGCATGGATATTTCAGCGCGCGGCCTAGGCGAAAGCTTCGGTGAGATACTGGGCAATGCACGCAGCCTTGAGGATGTTCTTGGCGGGATGCAAAACCTGCTAGGCAGTCTCGCCAGCCAGTTTCTTTCGGCGGGCTTCGGGCAGTTGTTCGGAACAATGTTTCCCTCGCTCAATCTTGCAACGGGCGGCGTTTCTGGCGGTGCTGTGGCGGGCGCATCGGCGGCGCGCGGCGGTGGCAGCGTGGTGAATATCGTCAACAATACAGGCCAGCCGGTTGAAAGCCGCACGTCCATGCGTGCCGACGGGACCGCACAAACAGATGCCATCATTGGCCGATCTATTGCAAGCGGACGTCAGGACGGAACGATGGCGCGGTATGGCGCGAAACCGCGAGGGATTAGCAGATGATTACATCTTGGCCATTGACGAAGCCATTCTATCCGGCGCTTGATGCCGAGGGGCGCGACGTGCAGGCGGTTCGCCGCTTTGAGCCTGACGTGGGGCCACCTATCGAACGGCCATCGTCTCTGGCCACACTTGAGGCGTGGAGTATGACCGCGCACCTCAAAAGCCGTGATGATTACGCAACATTCATGGCGTGGTGGCGTGACGATCTAGCGCGGGGAACGCTTCCATTTGTGTGGCGTCATCCGCGTTCGCGGTCGGTTGGCAAGTGGAAATTCACGGGACCGCCAAGCCATCGCCAGACCGGAGCGGAGCGCGTGCAGGTGTCGTTTGATTGCCTCTTGTTGCCGGGTTCGGTGTGGTTTGCTGATTATGTGCCGCAACCTTATGCGCGTATTCCCGCGTGGGTCGCTGATTACGATGGCGGCGTTTATGGTGTCGGCGATGCGCGCGGGGTTGTCGGCGACCTGGCAGCGGTGTCTGGCACCTATGAGGTGTGGCAAAAAAACAGCGACGGCACGCATGAATTCAAGGGCGTGACTTATGCGGCGAATATTCCAGCAACCGCACCCGCTGGAGTTGATTGGCTTGTGGGGTTTGACCTATGACACGATCCATTCCAGCCGATTCTGAGATTTTCGCAGAGACCAGCCAGCACGCAATCTTGCCGTTCCTGCGGATCGACCATCCTTCGCTTGCCGAGCCTATCCGAGTTGTCTCGGATATTGTCGATTACTCATGGAGCGGTGAAACGTGGGTGGGCGTGCCGTTCGGTTTCCGCCTGCTGACCGATGGTGAGGCCGCGCCAGAAACACAGATCGTTGTGCAGAATGTTGACCGCGCCATTGGCACGGCTCTGCGGAAAATGAGCGGCTCCGCAACGATTAGCCTGTGGATTCTCACAAGCGCCGACTTCCCGCCCCCCGCTGATCCTCCAGTATCGCCGGGCGTGGTGACGCCGCTCTACGCCTTTGAAGGCTATGATTTGGTTGATGTGACGATTAATCCGATCCAGATAAGCGGGCGGGTCGTTATTCGCGACTATGCGACGGAAAGTTATCCTGGCGTTCGAGCTACGCAATCGCGATGCCCTGGTCTTTTCGCATGACGTGGTGGGGG